TTTTATGTTTTAATGATTAAAAAGGCAAATCATCTCCCTCCTCAATATCTGTTTTAAAAACAGGAGAATCATTATTTTGATTTTCGTTATTAGAAAAGGATGAGGTGTCATTTAGAGTTTTTAAATAATACTTTGTCATTCCGCTGGATCGCTTTTTAAGTAAACTATTTTTGGTTAATATTCTACCAACTGTCCTAGCAAATAATTTACCAGCTTGGCTTTTATTCTGAGCGCTTAAAAAGTCAATTACATCTGAGCTACTTAACCATTCTCCAGATAAATTTTCTGTTTTAGGAAAATCAAAAAATCGAATTATCAATTCCTCCTCATAGCTTTGGTCCCTAAACTGCTCATTCCTTTCATTTATTTTGGCAATGTCCTCTAAATTAAACCAGCTCCTGTATCCGCTTAAATACAAGGAATAAGCCTGCGCCCATATTTTGTTAATATTTAAATCATGCATGTGATCCATTTCATAAGCTTTAAAAACAAGCCAACGTCTATTTCCTGTCATATCAGTTAAAAAAGTGGTATCGTTAACGCTGCCTATAAAGCTAGCCCTTCTTAAATAGTCCTCAGAAAATTTACCGTAAGATCTCCTAAAGTTTATTCTTTGCCTTGTAACGAAACTTTTTAAACTGTTAACGCTGTTTTTATTCATAACCTCCAGCTCCTCTAAATTTATAAACCAACACTTGCTTAGATATTCAACGTGGTCGTTTTTGCTGGTATCAATAGGTCCTTCATAATAGTATTCCCTCATAAATTCATTAGGTAATAGTTTTCTCATCCACCTCGATTTACCAATACCTTGCGCTCCTTGCATAATTAAGCAAATGTCATTTACCGCATCTTCATTTAAAAGGCATTCAACTGAGCTAACCAAAAACCTTTTTAGGACTACGGAAAAAAGTTCGTCATTATCTGTTTTACAGGTCCTGGCGAGCTTGTTAATATCATCCTCACCTCCTCCCCATTCCTCTAAATCATTGAAGTAATCTAACAAAGGATTGTACCTTACAGTCGTGTCCTTGCTATCAATATAAGTCAAAAGATCCTTCTCACTTAAAGGCAGGTCTTCGCTCATTAGGTGCTTTCTAATTGTATTTATATCGCTATCCGTTAATATTTGCCACTCGCTTTTTGAAACTGTGGAGTTTTTTTTATGATGGATACTATCCCTAAACTCCTTCCTGCTCAATACAATATTGTGCCTAAAGTCGTATTTAGCTCCTAAGTATGTAAATTGTTCCTTTAGCTTTCCTTGCTCCTGAGGAGCGTCAAAAGAATTATCGAATTGGTCAAATTTTTCGTTATCTGGTTTGGTTTTAAATTTCATTTAGTTTGGGGTGTATTGCTTTTAAGGGTTTACGAATTTACTATTTTTTTGTATCATCAAACAATTCAATTTGAACCTTTTTAATAGCAGCAAAGATTTTTTGGTTCTTTAAGGTAACTTTCTCTTGCTTCCAATTCACTCCTCCGTTTTTCTCAGCTATATTTAAAATAGTCGTTCCGTATTGTTTCGCCAAATAGTAACTTGCTTCCGACTTGTTTCTAAAAATCTTTTCAAAGCCATCGTTATCGATTAATTTATAATCCATTTCTATTATTTTTTAAAAGCTTGCAATATAGCAAACTTCATAGTTTTTCTTTAATTTATCCATAGCTGTTTTAGTAGCTCTGTAGGTCTTTTTTCCTCTTTTGTGTTCACTACCATCTCCAATTATAGTAATACCTCTACCCTTTAATTCTAAGTCCGTAGTAAGATAAAAGCCATTTGAATAACTAGCCCTATACTCAATCTCTGCCTTTGTTGTTTCTCCTAATTCTGGATAAATAAGTGATTTGCTCATCATTATTGATTTTTATTTAATTGCTAAATCTTACTGATGCTCTAATTGTTGACTTTGTGTTTTTCATTTTTTTATCGATTAAAGAAATTGTAAATTCTTTATAATCTTCAAAATTAACATCATTAAAGTTTTCACTTATAACTCTCTTAACAACTCCTAAGTGAGATCCTTGTCTTTTTACTATTTTTCTAATTTCGCTTTTTACTTGAGTTTCCATGATATGTTTGTTTTTAATTACACTACAAATATAAGATAAAAGAAAGCTTTAAAACATACCATTAACAAAACTTTAATATAAATATGCCTAAATAGTGCAACAGGATTAATGATGCACTATCTAATGCACTCTCATAAACACTTGAACATCATGGAGTTAAGTAAGAAAAGTGCATCATAGCTTATTTATTAGTCTAAATAATAATAATACTTATAATAGTTCACGGGGTTTTTACCCCTCTAATGCACTATATTAATATAACTCCTTAATAATCAGTACCCTTATAAGAGTGCATCACCTCAATATCTAATGCACTATTAAAAAGCTAATGCACTAACCTATATTCTAGCGTAAGGTTTAAGTTTATTAATTGAATAGTTTATTAATGTAGATAATTTTTAAAGAAGAAGCAAAAGAGAAATCAAAGGAGGATTGTAGTATGTATTGATTAAGCGAATAACTCAAAGCCTAAGGAGTTATCTTATTAAATACACAGCTAAACACTCACTAATTTTTTTAGTTACTATGAAGCGATGCTAGGCACATTGCAATACTTTAAACACACCAATTGGTAAGCATTTTGCACAGATTTGGACTTTGTTATATTGATTTGCAATAAATTATCTTATCTTTGTTATATAACAAGCTCAAAACCTCTTTAAAAACTGTAGTTTTGCTTAAAAATAACATAATAAAATATTAGAAGCTATGCAAGTAACACTTAAACAATTTTTTAATTTAGGAGACGGTAGACTTTCTACTAACATAGGAGATGTTTGTATAATGCTAAATTACATATTTGATAAACAATTTATGACTCATGAGCTTCCAGCAGCATTAAAAAAATTAGAAAATAAAAATCCTGATTGGTTTTCAAATGCGGTTTCTATTATTGACGATATTAAAAAAAGTAATTATACAAATGACTTTGAAAAATTAATGACTATAATAGATGATGGTTTTCCAAATCTAAAAATAAAGCTAAAAAAAATAACATATTAAAATATTATAAGCTATGAAAAAATTAACCGAAAAAGAGCAAAAAGATTTTAATGGTTTATTACAAGAAATTGGAAAAAGTTTAATTGGAACAATGGATATCTTACAAATACCAAACTACATAGAGGCTTCTTATGATTGTAATGGAGAAAAATATACTTTAAGATTTTAAAAACTAAAAAAATAGAAGCTATGGGATTTAATTTAACTACTGACGACGTTTGGAATGAACGTAAACCAACTAAAACCAAAAAAGATAATCCAAAAAAAATAATTGATAATAATGGAACTCAAATTTTTGAGGGTAAAAGGATTGAAAGACTAATGTTTTTAAAAACTCATTTTAATTGGACTGGTAGAATGATTAAAAAAGGTAGATGGCAAAAGCCATTTAAAGATGCTGGGTATAAAACATTAAACCAATAATGGCAAAACTAACTAGAAAAGAATTTGCTGCTCTTTGCCATACAAATCAGCAAGTTATAAATACAAATGTTCAAAGAGATAATTTGGTTGTTGAGTTTAAAAAAATAAATACAGAAAACGCTCAAAATAAAGCCTTCTTTGATCGCTATCAAAAAAAGTTTGACGATGAAAGGAAATCTATTAACCAAACTTATACCGAGGTTGTAAAAACAATTCCAAAGCCAAAGAAAAAACCATTGGCCGAACCTTTGCCAACCGTAAAGAAAAAAGCAAAGCCGTCGGGTTCCACGAAGTCCTCTAAAAAAGATCAAGACGATAAAGACACACCCAGTGCCGCTGACTTAAAAAGCCAAGAGGTTATGGATTGGACCTTAAGAAAAAAACAAGCTGATGCTGAATTAGTAGAATATCGGGCAGAACATGAGAGGTTAAAGATCGAAAAGATGGCGGGTAAATTAATTCCTGTGGATTTAGTTTTTCAAATATTAAACATTCACAACAAAAGTATTTTTTCAACTTTTCAAAGTGATGCGGAAAATTTAGCCAGCGTGTACTGTGAAATATTGGCGGAAGGTGACAGGACTAAACTCGCTGAAATTATGGATAAACTTTCAATAATTATTAATTTAAATGTGGAAAAATCAAAAGACTTATCTGAAATGGAATTAAACAATGCGATTGCTGAATATTCAGAGACATTAAACAGAGGACAAAGAAAATGATAGCAGATCAATGGAACGAAAAAGTAATGAGTTTCCAAGATAAACTCTATAGCTATAAATCTGTAAAAGAGATTCCTAGCAAATGGATTGAGGATAATATTTTTTTACCCAAAGAAGTGTCCAGATTTAACGGTAGAATGAGCTATGATTTATCTCCATATTGTCGGGAGATTGTTGACACGTTACATCCAAGTGATCCAACTAAAATGGTTGCGGTTATGAAATCCGCTCAATCTGGAATTACTCAAGGTTTAGTGGTCCCTGGGATGGCCTACATAATTTCTGAAAATCCAGATAATTTTTTATTTACTGCTGGAGATAAAGATTTGGCGAAAAAAACAATCCGGGAGCGGTTTGACAATATAATGCAAGCTAGCAGCTTAAAGGATTTAATTAGACCAAACACGATAAGATCAAAAGGACAGAGATCTGGAGATACCGATTTATCTAAAGAATTTGCTGGAGGTTCTGCAATTATTGAAGGAACCAACAACGCCGGTAAATTTAGATTTTTTAGTGTAAAAACGGTTTTTATGGATGACTTCGATGCTGCTCCTAGAAGTGATAAAACAGAAGGAAGCATTAGGAAGTTGGTGGAGGGTAGGCAAACTTCTTATGGTAATCTAGCAAAAACCTACTACATTTCAACGCCTACAGTAAAGCAAACTTCTAATATATACGAGGTTTATATGCAAGGCGACCAAAGAAAATGGCATTGGCTTTGCGAAAAATGCGAAGGTTGGATGCCAACTGATTTTCAAATAAACTTACCTAACAATAAAAGGGCAGGAATAGTTTGGAAAACTGATGAAAACAATAAACTAATAAAAGAAAGTGTAAGATTTAAATGCCCACATTGCGGCAATAAAGTTAGTCAAAAATCAAAGCATCAATTAAACCAAAAAGGTAAATGGATAGCTACTGCCGAGCCAGTTGAGGAAAATTATAGGAGCTATTATATTAATTCGCTTATTATACCTCCTGGATTTTTTAGTTGGGTTGATTTAGTTAAGGAATTTTTAGAAGCGTGTCCACCAAAAAAACCTGTAAATATTGATTTGCTAAAAGTTTTTAATAACGTTAGGTTGGGCTTGCCCTTTGAGGAAAGGGGCGAGGCTCCAAAGATCATGCAATTAATGAAAAACACAGGTAAATATGAAATTGGCGAGATCCCTGATGAATTATCAAAAGAAGATGGAAACGGAGAGATTGTTTTTATTTCACTTGCCGCTGATTTAGGTGGTATTATGAATAGTGATGAAGATGTAGAGGATGTTCGTATTGATTGGGCCATATCTGCATACGCTGCGAACGGTGTAAAATATTCAATCGATCAAGGGGCTATTGGAACCTTTAA